GGTCACTTCGGTGGCGGTAACATGATACCTGAACAAGTTAAGAAATATATGAAAGATATCTGTGCCTTACCTTGTACTAAAATTTTTCATAATGCACAGTACGACGTTGGCTGGTTAGAGGCTAGTGGAATCACGGTACACGGACCCATTGTAGATACCATGATAGCTGCAGCTTTGATTGATGAAAACAGATATCAATATAGTTTAAATAGTTTATCCAAAGATTATTTAGGTGAGTTAAAAGCAGAGACAGATCTTAAGTTAGCAGCTGAAGAACATGGCATCGATGCAAAGAGAGAGATGTGGAAGTTACCCGCAGAGCATGTTGGTTTTTACGCTGAACAAGATGCACGGCTCACGCTTATGTTATGGCAGAGATTTAAACAAGAAATTCAACAACAAAGCCTGTCAACAATTTGGGAATTAGAATCAGAGCTCTTACCAATACTCATAAAAATGAGGCGACGAGGTGTGAGAGTAGAAGTGGAATCAGCTGAAAAATTAAAACAAGAAATGATACGCCAAGAGAAAGAAGTAATGTTGGCAATAAAAAAAGAATCAGGATTAGACATTGACATTTGGGCAGCACGCCAGATCTCCACCGCCTTTGATAAACTAAAGATAGAATACCCACGTACTCAGAAAACTGGCGAACCTTCATTTACACACAATTGGTTGGTTAATAGTAAACATAAAATTTCAAAACTTATATTACAGGCTAGAGAATTAAACAAGTTTCATGGCACATTTTTATCATCAATTATGAGATATCAAATCAACGGTAGAATACATGGAGAGATAAATCAATTACGCTCAGATCAAGGAGGCACAGTATCTGGTAGATTATCAATGGGTAATCCTAACTTACAACAAATTCCTGCACGTAATAAAGATTTTGGTCCTAAGATTAGATCTTTATTTATACCTGAAGAAGGCCATCAGTGGGGTAGCTTTGATTACTCACAACAAGAACCTAGAATGACGGTGCATTATGCAGCGTCGATTGGAGAGGGATATGAAGGGTCTCAAGAATTAGTTGATGCATATAAAAATGCATCTGCAGATTTTCATCAGACAGTGGCTGATCTTGTTGGAATAGAAAGAACGCAGGCAAAGACAATTGGCCTAGGTCTAATGTATGGCATGGGTAAAAATAAACTTGCAAACAGTTTGGGTCTAACAAAAGATGAAGCTGAAATATTGATAAGTAAGTATAATAGAAAAGTTCCATTTGTTAAATTGCTTTCTGAAAAATGTATGTTAACTGCTCAAGAAAAAGGTGTAATACGAACTAAGAAAGGACGCAAGTGTAGATTTGATCAATGGGAAACTAAGGACTTTGGTTTACACTTACCTGAAACATTTGATAATGCAGTTGCCAAGTATGGTAGAGATAATATTAAAAGAGCTAAAACTTACAAGGCTTTAAATAGATTAATACAAGGATCATCAGCTGATCAAACTAAACAAGCAATGGTCGATTGTTATAATGCTGGACACTTACCTATTTTACAAATACATGATGAGCTTTGTTTTAATGTTAAAGATAATAAAGATGTTTCAACAATAAAAAAAACTATGGAGGATTGCATTGAATTTAAAGTACCCTTCGTCGTTGACCATGGCACCGGTAAATCATGGGGCGACGCAAAATGATTTAGTTGCATACGCAGCTGGACTTTTTGATGGTGAAGGATGTGTTGTTTATAAACAATACAAAATAAAAAAAGGTTGTTGGAAATGGCACATTAATTTAGAGATTGCCATGACGGAGATAGAGCCTTTACATTGGTTTTACAACATCGTTAAGGTAGGAACAATCAACTATAAAAAAAATTATGGTCTAGGTAAAAAGCCTCAATGGAGATGGAGATGTTCACACCGTAAAGCATTACACGTTGCTACATTACTTTTGAAGTATTCAGTGTTAAAAAGAAAAAAATTGTTAAATATAGTCAATCACTATAATTTTAAAAAGCCGAAAGAAACCCTTAGAGAAAAGTTTAAGTTTTGATATTTTAAAAACTACTTAACCTGTAGCTCTTAAATTTTCTTGTACGTCTTCGTATTTAATGGCATTTCTTGTAGACTTAATTTCTCTTTCAGTCTTGACCATATCAACCCCTACTGAACCTTGATTTTTCAAATAGTCATTTGACCATTTTGCGTTGAGGTTGTTCAGCTTGTTCAACAGACGTATTTTCTCTGGACTCATTTAACTCCTCATATGTTACGTAAGTTCGGTACTTATCGTAGAAGCCGTCGTCCTTCATTTCTACTTTGCCCTCACTTACTTTTTTTACAAAAGCATTTAGGGCTGCCTTGTCGTTTTCAGCGACTAATAAATGGTTCATATACTTTCCTCCCACTCTGGCTTGGATCCTATATGCTTTCATATTTAATTATAGGACAATTTCAGAGTCGTGTCTACACCAGGCTCAGTAGACAAACATTGAGCCTCTGTATACGTCATAGATAGTCCTTTTTCTTCGATTTGGACACTCATCCTATATACATGGCTCTGCCAGACGACAGAGCAATCTGCAGGGCTTAATAGGCCTTTTTTGAGTATTTGATGGCAAGTATCTACATCGCCAGGGTTAGTATAGCATAATGTCCCGAATAGTATGTATTTTCCTATAGTAGAGGCTAGCATTATGTTGTTTTAATTGCAGTGCATTTGAATTGTGGTCCTAATAAATTCTTATTAACCATATCTGTATTTAACATATTTTGTATGTTTGTCATCTCATATAATGCTGTTTTTACACAAGTATCAAAATCATCAAATATTACAGGGTGTTGGACTGGTGGTGAACAGTCCCCGAATACAACCGAGCATATACTTATTGTTAAAATAAATTTCATATTTGTATTGACTTTCACACCTATCCCATAATATTGTATGTAATAATATGTTGATCAAGATTAAGAGCTCGAGTCCGCTATTTCATTCTATCATAAAAAATATGGATGATACACTAGCTAGCATACCTTTAGTTGATACAGAGGGCTGTGACACAGAAGACTCTCTTATTTTTGACAGCTGCGTTTCATCTGTAGAGAATAGTAATGCTAAAGATAAAGATGGTAGGTATCATTATCCAATAAATAAAACTTTGGCGATTACTCTAATTTATGATGAACTTAAATCAAGACGTAACACAAACAAGGAGAACAAATGAGTCTAGTAAAAAAAACAATCGAACTTTTCGGAGAACCCGCAAAGATTACAAACACACCAAACTACGATGAAGCTTTCAAAGTTATTGAAGAGCAATTCAAAAACATAATCAAAGTCACTGACGCTACTGGTGAAGTACTTAAAAGTACAAAAGATTTGTGTAATAAAACTTTACATATGTCAGTAGAGATTAGAGATCAAATGATAAAACTAGAAAAGAGGATCGATGAATTGGAAAGACAAAAGAATACACGCCATTAATCGTATTACTCAAAAGTATAATAACGGATCTTTATACATTGATGAGTACAGTAATATACTTAAGTCCAAAGCTAAAAATAAAAAAGAATATAAAAAGGAAAAGGAGGAACGATGGATATTAACAAGTGGAAGAGTTTAGCCATAAATAAAGAAGATCACACTTTATTAGTTGCAATAGCAAAAACAAAACATAGAGGGCCAGGACCACAGTTTAGTAAAATCTTTAATGACTATCTTAAATTTCAAGCAAAGAGAGAGGGATTGTCATTAGATGCTTTCAAAAAGAAACTGTTAAATGGTAAAACAAAATGACTATACAAGCTCAAGATATAGAAAGAATAAATTTCCACCACAAAGGTAAAGAAAAATTTTGTGTTGAGGTCAATCAAGTAACTGGCAAAATGGAACTTTGGGTTAATGGTGACAAGAGAAACTCTATTGAAGTAAAACACCCCATGCCTGAGTTCGAAGTAATGTTGGAATTTGTTAAAAATAAATTTTTAGAATTAAGATCAGGAGGTAAACAGTGAGAATAATTATTATGATGTTTGCATTTTTATTCTTATCAGCTTGTGGCTATACCATGACGCTTGGAAAAAAATGTACACCCGGACATGATGAGTGGTCCTATGTTTGGTTTATAGAGAAAGATGGATCACATAACATAGACAAAGGTAATTGCAAGGAGGAATAATGATGCGATACACATACAAAGTTAGAGAGTTAAGTAAGGATATAGTAGACAACGTTACTAATGAAGTTGGTAAAGAAGTTGGTAAAGTAGAAGAAATGCAAGCTATGTCGCTTAAAAAATTACAATCTAAACTAGATCATAAAAAAGAATATCATGTGGAGTATACCAATAAGAAAGGGAACTTTATATCCACAACAATAACTGGAAGGGAGAATAAATAATGTCTAAGAAAAACTTTGATTACAAAGTCACTGTAAATTTTGAAATGTCTGGTCATGCACAATTAGAATATCAAACTGATAAGATGATAAAAGCAAGTTTACTACAAATGTTAAAACAATATTTAGATGATAATAAAAAATCTAAATTTGTTAAAATAGAGAGAAACTATTCTCGTCAAAAGTGGAGTAAGGATCGATTAAAGAAAAGGAAAGCAGCGTGAAGGATTACAAAATGAAACGAATCAAAAAGCAAACCATAACAGTAGAGATCAGTGGTGGCAGTAAACAACACGTTGATACGATGGCAATAGAACTTTTATTGTTATTAAAGAAAGAACTGCAGCCATGGAACCGTCAAGTTAAAAAAGTCGAAGTAAAAAAGAACGGAAGGAAAGTGGCATAATGATATTAAAAAAATTAATAAAGCATTTGATAGATAAGATGTCATTCGGTGATAAAAAAGTTTATATTGAACTTTATAGTCATGACAAAGAAAAAGATGATCTTAAAATTTATAAATTTGAGATTGAGGATGTTGATGAAGGCGGTGAACTTGGATTCGAAGAATATACTAAGATAGTTGGTAAATTAAACTCGTGTGTTGAAGTTGACTCTGATTATGTGAAGCCTGATGGAAGTAAATTTGGAAGATTTATTCCTAAATACAAAGCTAAGAGAGTATCTTTTTTAGATAAATAATTTTAGTTAAGAAAGTAAGGGTCTATGACCCTTGCTTAAATAAGTTAAGTATAATGTGTGTTTTTTGTATAGATATGATGATAACTCTTATAATAGCTTTAAGTCTTGGAGCTATAATTTATTTTGTTAATAAATAAATAATATTTCTTAAAATTTATGTGTTATTTTTAGTTTGATATTAAACTGAAAATAATTTATGCATCAAAAGATAAGCAAGTCTTTAAAGATTTGTAAACACTGCAAAGGCAACGGTTATGTTCGAGGCAGCTCCGAGAACACTGGCACGTGTCTCTTCTGTAGTGGATCAGGCCATAAGAAACACGGACCACGGGTCACGGCTGACGATTACATTAAAATAATAGAACAATTTTATGTAGATACTTATGGCAGCACAAAGCAAACTAAAAAAAAATCTAACTGATACGCTAAAGCTTTTAGCGAGAAAACTTACTTACGCTCAATATCATCAAGTGTTGGTCACGATTGACTCTGCAATGTGTGGTGTTGAATTTGGTTATGATGATACAAGTATATATAAATTTTTTAGTGACGCTGACGATATTTATAAAAAATACTCTAAAACATCAAAAGATATAAAAAGTAAATCAGCTGAAATAATTAACTTCAAAGTGATCAAGGGTGACAAGCAAGATGTTTGAAGAGTATAATTATACAATGAATCACGCTGAAGAGTTTAGACATATACAGTCTATTATTTTAGAAGAAAACATAACCGGTGCACAGTTAACGTCACTGATAGAAGACGTACAACAAAATTACGAGGTCGCCTCTCTAAGTCCCATTATTAAACACCTGGAGGCACCATATCGTGATTTACTCTCAAAGCTTATTAAGACTTATGGGCACTGAGTTAGCCACAGACTTAGTACACAACAATCATCAAGATGCAGAACAAAAATTATGGAGGCATGTTATATTAAATGCACTTGAAGACGCTAGTGTTGATTTAAATGATAGAAAGTCAGCAGTAAATAAATTTGAAGCTCATAATTGGATTACTAAAGATAAGGATTTTGAAAAGATAAGTTGGTGGGCTGGTTGGGATCCTGAGCTTGTTAGGCAGCAGTATAAAAAAGCTGTTAAAAATATGACAATAAAGTTTACCTATAAACAGGTTAAATGGCAAAAATACTATATTTTATATAAGAAATTACAAAGTGAAAAAGACACAGCAGCTAGAGTTAGTTTAAGAAAATCAGTAGAGACAGCTAGAAAAAATGTGTTCAATGCATCTAATGCAAAAGTAAAAAATTTTTGTAAATTAATTATAAAGTAAGTCAAGGCGGAATACGGCGAGGATTTCTATCCCCCGCCGTAATCACTAACCCACGAGGTAAAAAATATGCAAATATATGCATGATTTATAATACAAAATTTAACAATTTAGGTAAAGCATAAAAAGATAAGGGGCTAGTCTCCCAGCCCCTTATACACAAACAAAGATAAAGATATCTAAAATTGTTCGAACAAAGTAATATACCATAATTTTCGTAATACCTACAGCTTACAAATAAAAATAAAATATTTTTTTAAAACTAGGATTTATTTTAAGAATTAAGAAAAATAGCATAAATAAAGGTTTTTAAGACAATTTCTTTCTTAAAGTTTAAGAATTTTATTAAAATGAAAATATTTTTGATCCCTTTTTTTGCATAAATCTAGAATGTTTTATTAATTTGTAAGGTAAAGGTATTAGTAAATTAAGAATTTTTGGTATAGTAAAATACAATGAGCAATAGAAGATCTAAAGCAGTTAAAACTATTACAGACTTGACACCTAAACAGAAAGCTTTTGTAGATGTTTTAGTAAGTAACTGGGGACAAATGTCAAAAGCTGACGCTGTCCGACAAGCAGGCTATGAAACTAAAAGCCCTAACGGAGCTCATGAGATTGGTTCAAGATTAACTAATCCTAATAAAAATCCTCATGTAGTTAGATATTTGGAAAGCAAATTACTAAAAGAAAAAAGTATTTATGAAAAAGATAAATTGAAAAGATATAAACGTTTTGAATATTTATCTAATAAAGCAGAGAGCAAAGGTCAGATAGGTGTAGCTGTAAACGCTGAATACAGATCTGGTCAAATGGCAAATATGTTTGTTAATCAAACAGTTC